GGCTGGATACAGCTGGTCTTCGAGGATGGCGATGTCGGCGAGCCGGTCGACATCAGAGGCTTCCGCTTTGTCGGCCCGTACCAGCCGGGCAGCACGTACCAGGTCAACGACATCGTGCGCCACAGCTACAGCCTGTGGATTTGCGTCGAGACCACCGACAGCGTCCCGACGGCGCAGAACCCGGCCTGGATGCTGTTCTTGCAGGGTGTGGAGCCTCTGGGCGGCGGCGGCGGAGGGGGCGGCGGGAGCGGTGGAGGCGGACCACAGGGGCCACAGGGACCAGCCGGACCAGCCGGACCGCAGGGGCCAGCGGGGATACAGGGACCGCCGGGAGCGGACGGCGCGCAAGGGCCGCAGGGCATACAGGGGCCGGTCGGACCGCAAGGGCCGCAGGGACCGCCTGGCAGCGGCGGCGGTGGCGGCGGCATCGATGAGGCGCCGCTCGACCCAGGCATCTTTTTTGGCCGAGGGGAAGGAGACTGGTGGCCAGTCCTGCCGATTTCCGGGGGCACCCTCGCCGGCAAGCTGTTTATGCCGAGCACGGTCGGGGCCGATACTCCGACGACGGCCACGACCAAGAACTATGTCGACCAGCTGCGCACCGACATGGGCGCGACGCTGGCCGGTTATGTGCCGCTGCTCGGTGGCACGATGACCGGGCCGTTGCATTTGGCGCGAGAGCCAATCACCGCCGACGAGGCGGTCAATAAAGACTACGTCGACCGGCTGGTATCCGGCACCCCGGCGCTGATCGGCATTATTGACGCGAGCACCGGCAACGTCGTCTACAGCGAGGCCTCGGGCTTCCCGCCTGGCGTTCTGGTGGACGCGGATGCTGTCAGCAATGGCAGTCACGTCATCTGCTCGACGGCGGGGACCGTACCCAGCGGGCCGATCGCCGGGGAAACGCTGGAGGCTGGCGACTGGGTCATTTCCGACGCCGCCGTGTGGCATATCCTAAACAGCGGCACGTCCTCGGGCAGTTCGACTTACACCGCCGCCGCCGGCTGGGTGGGCGGCAGCGATCCTGCCAATGGCATTTTGTATCGCGCCGGGCACGACTGCACGATTGATGAGATGTGGGGCGTGCTGTCCGTGGCCAATGGCGCCCCCGCGACGGTCACCGTCAACCTGGTGCCCGCCGGCTCGACCGCTGCGGCGCCTATTCACTCTGGTTCGTTCAATGCCAACGGCTCAGTGACGGCGGATTACCCATTTTCCCTGACGACAACCCAGATGGCGGCTGGCGACCGGCTGGTGTTGTCCACGACCGGGACATTCACGTTGGCGACCGGCACGATCTTCGCGACCGTGCGAGAATTGAGACTGAGGCGAGATTTCAGGCGGAGAGCAGCATGAGTGATTTTCTGTTGATGGCGCAGTATGCGCGGCAACCCATCGTCAAGGACCGCAACAGCTCGGGTCTGATCGCCTGGTCGGCGTCGGAGACGGCGGCGGCGGTCCCGCCAGGCCCGTCCGATGAATGGGTGCGCCAGCGCATCGTCGCCGAGCGCATACCGCAGCAGACCACCAACTATGTCGATCGCACGATGTCGTATTTCCTGCAAGACCCGGCGACGGTCGCGAACCTCCGCACGTATCTCAGCGCCTGGAACGAGCCCGCCGTCGAGAATGATCTGAGCCAGGAAATCAATGCGGTCATCGCCGGCTTTATGCCGCGCTTTGCCCACCAGGACGTGTCCGACGCCCAGGTGCAGGCGTGGCGCGACGGCACCGCGGCTGGCGTGATGCCGGCGGTAGACCCGCCGCAGCGTCGGCCGCGTTGATCCAATGCTGCTGTACGCGCGGCCGAAACTTAATCTGGCGCCCTTTCGCTTGCTCAATCATGCCCCGGGGCGAGCGTTTGGTGATATTCGCTACGCTCTTACCCCTCCGATTGACACAACCGGCGCGGACCTGATCGTTATCACTGGCGGCGGGGGGCTGGCCGGCGCGCTCATTGCGGACGATGATTTGGGGAATGCGTGGGTAGCCGGTCCTGATATTATATCGCCGTCTGTCTTTATTAGACTTAGGGGCTGGTTTGTTTTTAATCCGCGCACGTCGCCGACGCACCAATTCTGGGTTGCCAACGCCGGCGACCCGATTCAAACCTGCTCGTTTCAGGTGTCGGTGTGGACTGGCACAGGCAGAGTGGATCAAAGCAGCACAAATGTCGCTCTCGGGCCGCCGCTCCGCTCCGGCGCGCTAATGCCGAGCCGGGATAACGCGCTGATCATTGCCGGTTATTATATTGACGCTACGGATGTAACGATAGACGGCGGCTTTACAATTTCAGATGCGGTTAGGGGCACTCCCTACGAATGCTACGGCAGTGCTCAAGCATATTTGCTCCAGGATGTCGCGGAAACCGTAGAGCCGACCTGGAATTGGACTTCCCCTGACGGCATGTTTCCTACTCCAGAACTTATCGTCTCGTTTATCAGGGAAGACCCGTAATGGCAGAGACCAGGCCGATCGGCCTCCCGTGGAATTTCCCGCTGTTCGGCGAGATCGATCGCTCGATCCGCGCGCCGCCGCGCTATCGCCTGACGCGCCGCAAGACCGTGGCGACGCCAGGCCCGCCCCGGCGCATCCCCGACCTGACGCCACCGTTGAGCCTCGATGACGTGGTGCTGCATCTGCGGCTCGCGCCCGACGCGGTCGCCGGCCCCGAGAAGGCGCTGCTCGAAGCGATGACCACCGCCGCCGCGCGCCACCTCGAGGACTATGCCGGGATCACGCTGCTCCGTACCGACTGGCGGATGACGCTGCGGCACTTCCCCCCGGTGTGGAACGATCCGCTGGAACTGCCGATGCCGCCGCTCAACAAGCTGGAGCGCATCGCGATCTTCGACGAGGACCAGCCGCTCGACGACTACCTGGTCGAGGAAGACGAGAGCGCCCCGGCCCGGCTCTACCCGGCCAACGGCTTCTGGCGCTGGGCCTGGTCGCCGATCCCGGCGATGATCACGATCGACTGGATCGGCGGACACGACACCCCAGCCGACATTCCGGCGCCGCTGCGCCAGGCGATGCTGATGGCGATCGCCAGCTGGTACGAAAACCGGGAGTCGGTCCAGCAGTTCAACCTCTACCCGGTGATCGAGCTCGGCTGGCAGGCGCTCCTCGGCCATTACCGCATGATCGGCATGGCCTGAGCAGGATGGAGTGGCGGCAGATCGTGTTTGCCTCGCAGGCCATCCAGGCCGCAGCGAGCCGGGTCGAGTGGCCGGCCGGCGGCTACTGCGCCAAGGTGATCGGCGTCGTCGTCGAGAGCGGCAAACTGGAACTGTTTCTGTTGTGGAACCGCCAGCCGGGCGTCTGGTTCACGCCGATCATTGAACCAGGGGAGTTCTGACCATGCCTCTCGGGCTGTTGTATTGGGTGCTGATGATCCTCTGGCTCATCTTCGGTTTCTGGCAGTGGTCGCCGAGCGTGCCCACCAACTACCGCCCGTTCGGCGGGCATATCCTGCTCTGGATCCTGCTGTTCATTGTCGGCTGGCGCATCTTCGGCTTCGTGGTGCAGGGATGACTGTGTATCAGCCAGCCGAAGGCCGCACCCGCAAGGGCGGCCGCAACCCCGAGCCGTCGCAGATCACGACGCGACCGCCGCCGCCTGGCCCGATCGGCAAAGGAGCCCCGATGGAAACCCCGACAGAAAAGAACCCCCACTATCTGCGCCAGTTCTTTGTCTACGAACATCTGCGCCCGGACTTGAAACCGGTCAGCCAGGCGTTTGCTGAACTCGCTCGCGATATTGACGCAATGCTGCCGGAGAACCCGGAGAAGACGACGGCGCTGCGCAAGTTGTTGGAAGCCAAGGACTGCGCCGTGCGCGCGGCGCTGTTCGAGAAATTCTTCCAGAAAGAGGGCGGGCAGCCGGTGAAACCGCACGGCTCGATGACCTACACGCTCAACAAGGGCGGATGAGCGATGCCCGAGGGCAAGGCGCCGCCGATCGGGCGCTTTCGCAATTTCACCAAGGTCTTCGAATGGCGCGACGTGCCTGACCCCAGCGGCCCCGAGGTTTACCCCAACTACGTGCCGGTCGGTCAGTGCTGGTCGGCGCTGAAGGAAAAGGCCGACATGGCGCTGCTCGGCGCGGCCCTGAGCGAGTCGCCGCTGCCGTCGCGCAGCGGCTCGCATACCGTCCGCACCCGCTTCCGCCAAGACCTGACCGTCCGCCACATGCTGGAGATCGAGGGCAAGCGCTACCGGATCGTCAGCACGCAAAACGACGACGCGCGGCGCTACACCATGTGCGAAGTCGAAGAACTCGGCGCCGCCGACGTCATCGCCACCGATCCGCGCCCGGACCAGGGGCTGCCGCCGCCATGAAGCGGGAGCGGCATTATCACTGCCCGCTCGGGCATGAGCACCCGCAGCCGTTCCGCCGCCGGCCTCGCGGCTGGCTGTTGTGCGGCCTGTGCTGGTTCTGGGAGGGTCGCGTGACGCGGATGCGGCTCTGCACCCCGGAGCTCTGCGGCGAGTGATCCAAATCGACAAACTGGAAGTGAATTACAGCCAGTTTGACCGCCGTCAGGTGCGCTCGGCGATGGGCCGCGCCGCACGGGCGATGGCCGCCAATCTGAAGCGCCAGGTGAGCGGTGGCGGTGGTAGCGGACGGACCTATCGCCGCCGCGGCAGCGACTACACCGCGAGCGCGCCCGGCCAGCCGCCAGGGCGTTTGTCCGGTGGCCTGATGCGCTCGATGCGTGGTCGCCCGTCGCGGCGAGGTTACGCCGCTGTCGTCAGCGCGCTCGCGCCGCACGCGCATCTCCTCGAGCTCGGCTGGCGCCATGCCGCGCCCCGGCCCTACTTCGGTCCGACGTTCGGCAATCAGGAACTGATCGTCTCGCTGTTACGCGCGGCTTACGAGAAGGCGGCGGTCGCCGTGCCGGGCCAGCCCGGTCGACCGCCGAAGACGGTGGAAATCAACTGACATGATGGCCGAACTGATCATGAAGCTGCGCCGGGCGAGTAGCACTCGCCCGTTTTTTCAGGATCGGGTCGTTGGTGTCGCCGATGCGTCGCGCGCCGCCACTTATACGGCGTTGAGTTTTCCCGCTTGCTACGTCTGCTTTCTGAGCGAAGACGCCGACGCGCAATCACCGGGCGCCAACGAAAATCAGCAACGCGTGACTCAGCGTTGGGGCGTCATCGTCGGGCTCGAAGCGACCAACGATATCAGAGGCCAAGACCCGACACAGCAGATCGACAGTGTCCGCGTCGCGTTGTTTCGTGCGCTCTACAACTGGAGCCCGAATTACAACCCGGACCCGTTCACCCGCCTACAGTATCGCTACGGCAATCTCTGGTATGACGGCTGCAAATTGCTCGATGTCAATCGCGCCGTGACTTATTGGCTGTTCACGTTCGGCACGTTTTACTGGGTTTGCAGCGCCGAGGGCGAGGAGGAGGAGCAATTCGATCCGCTGCCCGACTACAAGGGCTTCAATATTCATATCGACTGGAAAAAGCCTCACGATCCCGGCGAGCCGCCGTCTGAGGAATACGACCCACGGCGTGGGCCTGCGCCGTGGCCGACTGGGCCAGAAGGCCGCATCGAACAGGAAATCCGCTACGATCAGGTGAACAATGAAGACCCCCCCCGCCGGCAGTGACCGCCTTGTTGTGAAGCCCGCGCCTGGGCGCGGCACGATCCTGCACCCGCGCACGTTCCGGCCGATCCGCGAGGACGGCCAGGACGTGACTGCGGAGCGCTTCTACTTCCATCGAATGCTGCGCACCGGAGATGTCGTGCTGGTGGAGCCAGCGCCTGGCCCGGTGGTAACCCGCACTGCTCCGAAGAAGGAGGAATAGGTCAATGGCGATCTCGTTT